CCGCCCCGCCGATGGTGAACACAGCCTGACGCCTGCCCCACTCTGCAATGGACGCAGCGTCCTCCACAGCGGGGTAGGTAACTTCTGAGGTGGTTTCCGTGCCAACGTCATAGCGCAACCACTTGACCACAACAGAGTTGATGATTTGGTCAAGGTTGAAGTCAGAGTCCACAGAGCGGTAGACGTTCGGGTTGAGCGTTGCCTTAACAGTGTTGTCCATCTGGGCAAGGTCGTAGACCCTGAGACGGTTCTCTGTGTCCACCCATGCGTATCCAAGGTTGGTGTCCTTGGCCAACTGCACAGAGTCCCAGAGGGTTCCATTGTCGTTGGTAGCAATGATGGTTCCACTGCTTAGGGTTGTGGTCTGTCCATTGATGTTGAATGGGATACCGGCCCCGTTGAGCAACCAGCGCAACTCATTGATGGTTCCTACGCCTCTGGTCTCTTCTGCGTTGGCAAAGTAGGACACAGCGTCAGATGCACTGATGCGTACGTTGGTCCTCTTACCCTCGTTGGCCAGTGGTTCGTAGTCCACGTTCACATTGTCGAGGTAGCCCGTGAACAGGGCACGCCATGTAGAGCCGTCCAGTGCGCTCACCCTGACTCGCTTGCCCGGACGTAGGGTGCTGGTGTTAACCGGGTCTAGGGAAGCGTCCAGTACCTCAGCGGTCATGAGACCAACGTCTGAGTCACTGCGGTCAATCGTGATGTTCTTGGTAGGTCCAGTGATGTTGACCCATGCTGTGCCGTTGTGGACTTCTAGGCGTGTGTGGTTGTTCGGCTGGATAGGCGTACCAGAGGGGAGAGGAACAACTTCCGAACTGGACGTACTCTCGTGCGGCTCTCCGTCCCACTCGTAGCCGTTGGTGTCTCCATCAAAGTAGGTGCCCATGGTTGGGCTTTCCTCAAGGAGAACTGCGTCTAGGAAGACCACATCTCCCACACCTGCATTCCATGCGTTGAGGTACGGGATGAAGCCGTACGCACCAGCGGGCATGGTGAAGGTGACAGAGATACGAGACCAAGCACCAGCAGTGGTCTTGAAGGTGGAACTCTGTGCGCTTCCCTTCCAGCCCCAAGTGTCAAAGTCGCTGTAAAACTCGACGTAGGCAGCCCAGTCACCCACCGTAGTGGAGTTGGTCCTGACGTACATGCTGAGCGTGTACGTCCTGCCCGGTGCAGTGTTGAACATTCCACCGTTGATGTAGGCCGCGCCCGCTGCGGTTACTTGCAAACGAGCGCATGCGTTACCGCGAGCGTGCTCGATGGCGTTGCGCGTGGCGGTGATGTTCTGTGCCCACCATGGGCCAATCTCATATTCAAATGAGGGGTTAGTGATTAGATTTACTCTTGTCATGCTGCTCTTACGCGTCCTCCCTTTGCTGCATATGCATCCAAGGTCTTTTGAATCTCTCTACCAATCGCTGCCTTGTCTGCGGTTGGCGGAACGTTGACGTTCACTGTGATTTGGCTACCGCCCGCTGGTGCCACTGCCGTTGCCCTAAGGGTTGGGTCAAAAGCACCAGTCATGGCGGTTGCTAGGTTGGTGACCTTCTTGGTTACTCCGTTGGTGTCTGCAAGACCCATCTCAAGTCCAGCAACCGTGAACTCACCAAGGTCACGGAAGACCCTTGAAGGGGACTTAATCTTGAGTGCCTTCTTGAGAGCCTTGGTCAAGGTCTTAGCCATCTTCTTGGCCACCTTTTCCAACTTGTCGTAGGACTTCTCAAGAGCCTTGACAAGACCGTCCGCAGCACTGAGACCAGCCGCGTACATATCGTTCTTGGCCAACGTGCCAAGTTCTGTGGCTGCGGCGTTTGCCTGCGTCTGTAGTGAGTTGAACTGGTTGACTGCTTCCTTGCCGCCACCTTGGATGGCCAGTGCGTAGGCAAGACCTCCCTCAACACCGGCTTGGGCAAGTTCCGCAACCATGTCCTCGTTGAGACCCTTATTGATGAGGTCCTTAAGAACCGCGTTGAACTGCCTCTGCTTTGCTACGCGGTCAGCCATCTTCTTCAACATGGACGGCGCGTTGAATGCACTGTCCAAGTTGCCTAGGCTCATGTAGTTCTTGGCACCGTCAGCAATGTTCTTGGCGTAGTCGGATGCTTCCTTCTTGAGGTCTGCGTACGCCTTCTTGGCGTTCTCAATCTTCTTGGCTGCCTTGTCGCGTGCCTTGGCATTCTTGGTTAGCGCCTTGGTCTCGTCCTTGAGGGTCTTGACAATCTGCGCTGTCTTAACCTTCTTCTGGGCTGCCTTCATCTTCTTGTAGGTCTTGTCAACCTTGGCGGCAACCTTCTTGGTAATTTCCTTGGTTACCTTCTCCACACGGCTGACGGCATTACCGTCTGCGATACCGGCGGCGAGTCCGAGCGTGACCCAGCGTCCAAGAGCCTTCATGACCTTGGATGGGGAAGCGATACCAAGACGCTTCTTTACCCAGCCGGGAATCTTGTCTGTGAGCGCATGAACCTTGTCCATGACCCAGCCCCACATGGACTCAAGTCCGGCACCAAGACCGCGCACAATGTCTGCACCGGCACTCTTGAGCCAAGAGCCAGCGCTAGAAAAGGCACCAGTAATCTTTCCCTTGATGCCCTTGGCTAGGTTTACAACGGCATTGATACCTGCTGAGAACGCAGCCTTAATACCGCTCCACAGCGCTGAGACGCCTGCCTTGATTGCTGCCCAAGCAACGCTCATGGCTGCCTTCACGACGGCTAGAGCCTGCTTGACGATTGCCTTAATGGCCGTCCAGACACCAGAGACAATCTGCTTGATGCCATCCCAAGCACCCTTCCAGTCACCCTTGAGGACGGCTAGAACGGTCTTGAACACACCAGAGATGGCGGTCAAGACGCCTGAGATGAACTGAGCGATATTGCCAAAGGACGTGGTGAGGAAGCCGAGAATCTGACCGCCCCAGCGGTCCCACACGTAGGCAATGCCCGTGGTGACCACGCTGATGACCTGCGCCACGATGGCTAGGTAGGTGGTCACAATCTCCTTGATGCGGTTAAAGATGTTCTCAACCGTTGGGGCAATGGCTGCCCACTTCTCAGAGAAGGCAGTGGCCACCTGCTGCAAGATGGGCTGTAGGACCGTCCAGAGGTTCTGTACGGCTCCCCAGATGTTTTGGAACGCTGGGACTACCTGTCCCTGAATGAAGTTGACCAGTGGCCCTAGTGCGCCTTGTCCGCTCTTGCCCTGCTCAAACAGACCCTTGAAGGCTGCTACTGCTGGCTTGAGGAAGTCAGCAAGTGCGCTCATGGCAGGGTTGAACTGCTCGTTGACGAACTTGAGCACAGAGGTAAAGACAGGCAGTAGGGCAGAACCAAGGGTTGCCTTGAGGTTGTCCCACTGAGCACCTAGCACTTGCTGCTGGTGAGCAAGGGTGTTTGTTTCCTTCTTGAAGGCACCCTGTGTCTTGTTGGTCTTCTCCATGAGCAAGTTGAGACGTTCCTGCATCTCAGCCTGCTTCTTGGCTTCTCCGGTTAGTTTGTCCAGACCCTTAGAAGCGAGACGTGCGTTCACGTCACTCTGCTTGATGCTGACTCCGTACTTCTCAATTGGGTCAGCCTCTCCCTTCATGAGGGAGGAAATGCTTTCTACGGCTTCTCGGGTGGTACCACCGAACGTGGCTGCCATATCGGCTGCACGCTTGTTGAGGTCATCTGTTAGACCTGCTACTTGCTTGAGGGGCATACCGGCCCCGCTGAGCAACGCTCCTGTCACGTTGGACAACTCGCGGTACTCGTTGGCAGACAGACCGATTGCGGTTGCTGCTCGCTTGCTGTTGTCAATGACGCTCTTGGCGTACTTGCCAAAGACCGTCTCTGTTGCTCCTAGGGACTGCTGAGAATCGGACGCAGCCTTGGTGACTGCCTTGATTCCCTGTACTGCCTGCCCAACAGCGACACCGACAAATAGACCCTTGACAAGGTTGCCTACCTTGCCTGCGGTCTTCTGGAAACCGCCCAACTGGTCAGTGACCTGACCCATCTTGCGGTTAATGTCCTTGATATCTCCTAGGACTCGTACGGAAATTGTGTTAGCCAATGTTGCTGTTTAAGGCGTGCTGCCCCTCCTTTGTTAGTTCTTGTGGAACGCGTTGTACGCGTCAATGAAGACTTCTCTCTGCCACTGTGTGAGCGAGAAGGCATCTTCAATCGACAGGCCGGGGTAGGCGCACATCAGGTTGGCTACCCCGTACCAGTCATCTGCCTCTAGTCTTTTGGGGTCTCAGCGACCTCAAAAGGTGCAACTACTTCTTCTTCCTCGTCTACACCCATGTACTCCTGTACATCCTTGAGCGTCATGCCTAGGGCCTGCTCGTGGGTGAAGGACGCATCCTCGCGCTTCTTAAAGATGTAGGTGAGTGCGTAGGTAGCCTCAATGCCGTCTGCGCTCTCAAGGCTGGTGCCCAGCACCTTCTTAAGTTCAATCATTTCGAAACCTGTTAGGTCTTGAATGTCCTTCTTCATAGTTCTCTCTCCTTGGTTAATTTAGATTCAGGCTACGAATGAGCCTGTTTAGGTCTTGCTCCATCAGACGTACCGCTTCTGCCTGCTTGGCTTCCACTGCGTCTGTTAGGAAGTGAGTACCGGTGATGTTGTTGTATCCGCCGTAGTGCTGTACGCCTGCGTAGACCACGCGAGCACCACCGGCTCTCACTTCACTCTTGTTCTTTGTGTTACTTGCTCTAATGGATGCGGCTAGGCGTCCTGTCAGTGTTGGTGTACGGGGCACTGCGTCCCTGACGACAACCTCACCGATTCGTTTAAATGCCTGCCTGAGTTCTCCGGCTTCTACACCGAACTTCTCAAGACTCCTGACGGTCTGTCTTAGACCGTCAACAACCACACCTTGTGCCATCGCTTATCACGCCGTGGTCTTACGGACTGGCTCTCCAACAACGTAAAGACGTGCCTCAAAGGTGAACGTCTCGTTTGCGCTACCGCCGATGGGTGGCTTTGCGTTGATGGTTGCCGTGCCCGTGAAGTGGGGCTGTGACGTGGAAGCAGTTGCGTTGCCGTAAGGCTTGAAGACGAACGGAACCGTAGTACCGGCTCCATCCCACAACGTTGACCAGAAAGAGCCGCTGCCGTAATCCGCAACCGCAGTGATGGTGAAGAACCACTGCAACGGGGTTCCGCTGGCTAGTTCTGCGAAGGTAACGGAATCGGTGTCCGCCTCCTCATTGTCCAAGACAATAGAGGTACCCTCTAGGTTTACTTCCTTTGTGTCGATGGTAAGAGAAAGGTTCTTACCGTTGTACTTTGCCATTATTAATTGGCCTCCTTTTCAATATCTGTATCTACGTAGACAGTCACTACCGCTGCTGCGTACTCCGTGTTGGAGCCAAGCAACCCCGGTGCGGCTACCTCGTATACGTTCCAGTCCTCAAGGGCGCTGAGAACGCTTGCAAGAAGACCGTCAATGCCTTCTGCGGTTCCTTCGTGGTCTGACTTCTCAGAGACGGCCAGAACGTCCATGAAGACCCTGTAAGGGGTTCTGAAAACATTTGACTCAGGCATGGTCACGTACGGGGAACTGGGCTGAACAACGCAAATAGGTACGTCGTTGAACTGCTCCGGGCCGTAGTGCACTGCATTAATGCCTGCTGTCTTGAGGGCATCGACTAGGTCAATGCGGACCTGTGTAAGGACGTTGGTCACCATGGCAAGACCCACCTAGAGAGGATTGGGTACACGCCCTGCAACGGGTCACGTGCAATACGTGCCGTTGCTGGCTGTCCGTCTGCGCCTTGGAACTGCGTGTTAACGATTCCATTAGGTGCGTTCCTGCGCTCGTACAGGTCGTAAGCAACCATGAGGGTGCAGCGGTCCACAATGTTGGTCGGAACCACTGCACTCCCCATGTACTTGTTTAGAAGTGCAGTAGCGTCCTCTAGGCAGTCAGTAAGTAGAGCGTCCTTGCTAGTGCTGGTTACGCCTACGTACTCCTTAAGGTCTGTGAGTGCTACTGCCATGTGAATCAAGCCACCGTTACCTTGACAATGCCGCCCGGGTTCTGAACAGCAACAGCCAAGTAACCGTAGACAGAGAAGTCCTTGGTGAGGTTGATGATGTTCTCGTCCTGTAGACGGAATGGAGCGCCAGCGGACTCAAAGACCTTGATGGCGTCCTTGTTAGCAACGAACATGCTCTTGGCGGATAGGTTCGGGTTACGAACAACCGTCAAGCCACCGATGTTGAGCGCACCACTCAAGACGTTTGCAGTACCGACGTTGTTAACGCCTGCGCCTGCAACGGAGAAGATTGGGCGGTCATCTGCGTCAGCAAGAAGCGCCATGCCCTTCCATACGTCTGGGGACACAACTGCAAAGTCAGCAGATGCGCCGAAAGCGTTCTGCTCAATGTGGGTCTGAGCGTCTACAACGACCTCAAGCCAGTCCTTTGCCTTTGCGGTGCCAAGGGTGATGGAGTCGGTACCGGTACCGCTCGCGCCTACAAGCGCATCCCTAACAGCCTTCTCGGTTGCCTTTGCGTACTGACGAATCATGTACTCGTAGGCGGTCTCAAGGTAAGCCAAGTCAGAACGCTCGATAGCCTGACGGGACAGGCTCATGTATCCACCGTAGGTGTGGACAGGAGCGTTGCTGGTGTCAAGCGCAATCTCCATGTATGGAAGGTCTGCACCTTCTGCGGACTGCTTAGAAACAGTTCCAGAAGTACCGGACACCCTTGGGTACTCAATTGAGTTACCAGATGCGGGAAGAACTCCCTTGCTGAACATGTTGATTACCGGGCGGTTCTCTTCAACCAAGCGCAAGCGCTCGGAGACCCAACCGGGACGGGTAACGTCAGCCTCTACCGTGGTGGCAAAGTCGCGTGCCTCTGTCTTGCCCTCTGCAAGGGCCTTGATGTACTCACCTGCTGAGCGGAACTCAACAGTCTTCTTCGTGTTTGAAGCGTTCTCCTGCATGACTGCAAAACGACGCTCTAGGTCTTCAACGGAACCGCGTAGGTCCGCGACCTCATTAACTTCATTGGACATAATGTCCTCCTTTTCATTTTCATTAACCGATGCCTCGCGGACCTCGGAAACCTTTGCTCCTTCGTACGCCGGGAAAGCGACTACGCTTACTTCCTTCAAATCAACTGCTGTACGAACAACTACGCCGTCCTCATCAACCGTGTGGTCACGGGCAATGAAGCCAACGGAAAATCTGTTAAGCACTCCATCCTTTAGGAGCGTGTAAATCTCGTTACCGCGCTCGGTCTCGCTGATACGTGCTTCAATGACGTATCCCTCATCTGTGTCACGGCCCTCGGTAACAAGACCGATTGGCTCTGAGTGGCCGTAGAACAGACGGACGTTTTCAGGCGTGCCGAAAGCACCCTTCTCAAAGCGCTCCTTGTAACCACCAACATCAACGGTGTGGCCGTATGGCGCTGCGATACCGGAAACCGTGCGGGTCTCTGTGTCTACGGAGCGGACCTCAACGGAACGTGTCTCAATCTGTTCCATTCTGGTTGTCTCCAATATTTGTATTTGGGGTTTCTGCTACCGGCTTTGCGATAGGGGGCAACCCCTTGCCCTTCCTCCACTCGTTAGCGGTCATCAGGCCTGCTTGGACCTGTGCGACTGCTACGGCGGTCTCTGTCTCCGTGTTCATACGGAGAAGTGCGTCTTCCTTGAACTCCACGGACTGTCCACGGGGGAGTAGGGAAGAAAGTGCGTCTTCAATCTCGTTGAGGTAGTCCACAAGCGTGGTCTGCAAGAACTGCTGGAAGAGTTCCTGTTGGTTGCTGTAGGTGTTGCTGTTGCCCTCGTTACCGCTCGCCAGCAATGTGGCGGGTACTCCGAACAGGCGTGCAATTGCAACCGTCTGGGACTGCTGAATCTCTAGGAACTGTGCGTCTGCTGGCTTGATGTTCAAGAACTCGTAGCGCATGCCCTGCTGCATGAGGGCCGTACCGTTGTCGCTGACAAACTTCTTCCAAGCGTCAATGAGGTCTTGGGCGTCCTTGGCGTTGAGCCTCTGGTCTGTCGTCAACATGCCGACGGGGACACCAGAGTTGCCGAACCACTCATCAGCAAAGGCGCGGACCTTGATGGCTCCCGCTAGTTCCTTCTGACCGAACTGGATTGGACCTCTGCCCTTGAGTTCACCCGGACGGGCACCAAGGCGTAGGTGCTTGATGCTCCTAACCTCGTCGCTACCGACGTAGTAGCGGTTCTTGCCGTCCTCATCGACCATCACAGTGACCTGCGTCGGGTCAAGAACCTCTAGGTTCTGGTAGGAGGGGTATTCACCGTAGATACGCCAGTAGGCGTTTCCGTAGGTTGCAAGGCTCCAAACCGTGTCCTTAACGAACTGCCTCTGTGACTGATTCACGTTGGGCTGCTTGATGATGGTTGGGCTAGCAATCTCTACACCGTCCCTGTAGACGGCTAGAGGCATCTGGGCAACAGATGCGGTGATGACAGATACGCAGCGATAGACAGAGCCGATGCTCAATGCCTGCTCAACACTGATGGTGGAGACGTCACTACGGGCCGGTGGGATTACCCCAGCGGCTGGTCCATCTACATCACGTTCCTCAAAGTGTGGGCCTAGGAAGAAAGTTCCGATTGCCCCTCTCGTATTCTCGATTGCCATTACATATACAAGTTTATGAGAGGGGCTGCATAAACCGTTCAATTCTTGTTTAGGCTACGAACAACATCGGTCCATTTGGCTTCATGACCTCTGCGGCATAGACACCCATGATGGTTGCTAGGAGCGCGTCTACGTCTCCCACAGAGTCCTTGCGGGTAATGCGCCAACCGTCTCCGGTGTTCTTGGCTACGCCTGCTGGGACTTGGGCAGTTAGAAGGTCATCACCTGCATGGACTACCGCCCCTTCTGAGATGAGGCTGTAGACCGTGGCGCACGCGTTCTGCATCTGCGTCTGTGTCAGGTACTCGCACTTGATGCCACGCTCCTTGAGACGGGCAGACAAATCTCTGAGGTTGGATACCTCCATGACAAAGCCCAAGCCGCCGTAGGTGTCCCACAAGTGCTCACAGATGGCCTCTAGCCAGTCCAGTGAAGGGTTAGGAATGGAAGCCACTACCTGTGTGTGGATGCGTCCCTCGTGGCGCACGCTTGCAGTGATGGTGGCTGCACCCCAGTTGTCTGTACGGTCCACTGCAAAGACCACATCGTTGTAGTGGGGGAGTGCTGCTACCTCTAGGCGCTTCCACTTGGCGCTAGGCAGCCATGAAGAGGCACTGGCAACGAACTGGTTGAGTCCGTACCTGCGTGCCTTGTTCTCTGGCATGTGCTGTAGGTCTGAGGCGACCTGCTCAACGTCCTTGCGTCCACACGCAACAGCGGGGTTGGCTGCCTTGATGGCGTCATGGTCGGTCACGTCTGCATGCGCTGGTGCTTCCCAGAGGAAGAACCCAAAGCGCTCATCGTCTCCGTCTACCGCTGCCTTGCCACGGTCGTAGAGAGACTTGAGAAGTTCTGAGGACTCGTCACCTGCTGTGGTGATGCCGAGAACCATGCCGTTCTTACGTGCTGACGTTCCAAGCACAACGGCAGACCATGTTTCAGGCTTACAGATGTGCACCTCATCAAAGAGGCACAGGGAGATGGTCACACCCTGTAGAGCGTCCTCCTTGCCCGTCTGGACAAAGTAGGAGCCGGGGGAGTCGGTCACCTTGGACCTAATGCCACGTGTACCCGTGACCTTGAACCTCTTGGCCAACGCCTGATTGGAGTTGACCACCAGTCGTACACGCTCGTAGATGATGTTGGCTTGCTTCACGCTGGACGCAACTGAGATGACCTCGGGTCCACCCACATGTAGGAGTAGCCCGTAGAGGCCAAAGATTGCCCCTAGGACGGACTTTCCGTTTTGTCTGCCCATGGAGATGACCACCTGTCGGTAGCGCAATTCTCCGGGGTACTTAGGGTGGTCTGCGGGGTATCTCTCAAGTACGTGTTCAATCAGCCAACGCTGCCACTCGTCAAGAGAGAACTCTGATGCTTGGTTCTCTGGGTCTCTCCATGCTAGGTCTACAACCTGCAACAACTTCGTACCGTCTGTATCAAAGTCCTCTCTCAACGGGGGCGTGTACAACGTTGGCATCCAGTTTGGATGCTCTGTCATTACTTCTTCTTGGTCTCCTTGGTTTCTACCGGCGCGTCCTCGTCGGCGCGCTTGGCGTTTTCAATCGCTTCCTCAAGGTGTGGAAGGCATAGGCCTCCCCACAACTCGTGACGCTTGCAGTTCTTCTTGCTACACATGTTCAGTTACCTCCCCTCGTGAGCAGTTGCTCTAGAGGGTCTTCCTCGATGTTGTCAGTGGCGGTCAGTTCCTTAATGGCCAGATAGGTCAAGCGG